ACAGATCCTGATAGTTTAGTTAATTATGGCTATAGTCACATACGTGAACACAATTATACACTATTATGGGACCAAGAGCCTATTCATTTGAATATGCATTTGCCCACATTTGAAGAAGTTATACTCAAAAATAAAAGAATCCATGCAGCATGCGAACAAAGAAATCAAGCAAATCAAATGGCACTGGATGCAGGGTATCTCAAATCATTAAAAACTGATTTTCGAGTTGGTGCAATTATTACCAGCGAGCGTGACAGCGATACTGTTGATGCTGTGTGCAAAAAATTTGAATGGAAGCATTATTATTATTTCTTTCATGGTTGGGCCGCACTGGATTGGTACCGTGGTTACGATAAGACCTTTTTAATTAAGCCTTGGCAGGAAAGAACTATCTCAAAGACATTTTTAGCACCCAACCGCATTGTAGCAGGAGAAAGACAACACAGATTAGAAATGCTGTATTGGATATTTAAAATGGGCATGACCAATAATCATATATCCTGTCCCAGTGTATGCCCTGCAGAAAACATTGCTATAATGGATGCCATACAACCTCTTAAAAATCGTTATTCAGACATCGAAGCAGTGTTTGGCTGCCAATCATTGCCAATGAACTTCAAAGATGAAACTGATCATCCCATGAGATCGTGCTGGTTGGATTTGTTTGATCAATCAGCTGAGAGTTTGTTGTACTTGGTTACTGAAACCGTGGCTACAGGACGTAGGCATCACTTGACTGAAAAAACATTCAAACCCATTGCTCTGGGCATGCCTTTTATAATAGTAGGCACGCAAGGCAGTTTGCGATATTTGCGTAGTTATGGATTTAAAACATTTGGTGACTTGTGGGATGAAAGTTATGATGACGAGCCGGACGATACAAAACGTATACAAAAAATTGCACAAGTATTAAAACTGTTGGACGGGTTAGAAGAACACCGCCAAGACATATTTGAAAGCGCACAGGCAATTGTTAAGCACAACTGGAATCATTTTTACAATGGTGGATTTGAGGAGATACTGTGGCAAGAATTAAAGGACATGTTGAATGAGCTTGAATTTGATAGCCGATAGAACAGTCAAAGGTAGAATATATCCTGCCCTGGCACAACACCAAGCTGTACCATACACGCAAGGTTGGCGTGAGTTTGGGCAACACTGGCCGCATACAACACCACTGAGATTGCAAGAGTATTGTGATCATCATGGGATCAAACTAAACATCATAGATATTGATTCTGAATGGCCGTCGGATGCATTTTATCCTGTGGGCTTGGGGTTTTTTGACTTTGGCATTGATTACTTTGAACTAATGCCCGAACGCATACGCACAAGATTGTTCTTTGGCGATGTGCGTGTGTTGTTTTATTATCATGAAGGCGATAATCCTTTCCATATCAAAACTAGACTAGATGACCTATGCACCAAGCACAATTTGCGCGGTGACTGTTATGTTTTTGTGAGTTCTAATTCAGCAGCCAGCAACATTCCACGTTTTGTTGCATTTCAAGACAGTGAGCTCTGGTACTGGCAACGCAATCACTCATCGCCGGCATTGAAAATACACCATGAACCCAGAGAACGTGACTTTACTGTGCTGAATCGATTGCATAAAAGTTGGCGTGCCCTGATCATGGCAGATTTAAAAAGTCTTGATCTATTGGACAACTCATACTGGAGTTATTGCGAAACTGGTGAATTTGATGATGCAGACTGTCCAATAAAAATTGATGATATTGCTGGACTTCGTACAGCCACTGAAACATTTTTAAAATCAGCACCTTATGTTAGTGATGAGCTGGACAATGATCAACGAAACAATCACAGTACATTGGTTGCCAAGTATCATGTCAACAGTTATTGCAACATTGTGATCGAAAGTCAGTTTGATTACGATCAAAGTGGCGGAGTATTGTTGAGTGAAAAAACATTTAAACCCATCAAACATGGGCAACTGTTTTTTATTGCTGGTGCTGCTGGCAGTTTGCAAAAGCTACGCGATTTGGGATATCGTGTGTTTGATTCAGTGTTGGACAACAGTTACGATTTAGAAACTGATCACACGCAACGTTGGATGGCATTGACTCGAGCAATATACTTTGCCCAACCAGAGTTGCCTAGACTGTTTGACCAGTGTCGTGCAGACATAGAACACAATCAACAGTTATTTCAAACCATCAAGACCAATCGTTTAAATAGTTTGATCAAGGACATCAATGAATCCCATTAACTCATACACCAGCTGGCAGCCACTAGAAGAAGTCATTGTTGGCCGTGCTTACACTCCTGACTATTTTGATTTTATCGAAAACCCGCAAGTACGAAACCAACTGCAACAGATTCTCGCCGAAACAGAAGAAGATTTAACTAATCTACAAAAGACCATTGAGACATACGGAGCACGGGTACGTAGACCTGACTTGCCCAATAAACACCACTTTCAACAAGAGCAAATGAACGGTAATGGTGCACCATTACCACCACTCACGCCAAGAGACTGGCAAATTACACTGGGCGACCGACTGTTGCGTGTGCTGGCTGTACAAGAACTAGATGGCCTGTGTGATGAGTATACCCAAGCAGGCGGTACTGTGATTAACCCTCACGGACCCACAGGTTGGGACAAAAACTGTGTTCTCAATCAAGCCTCAGCCAGTTGCATTGTGCGAGTGGGTCGTGACGTATTTTTTGACAACTCAGACTTCTTGCGGCCAGATCAAACTTGCTGGATTGTGGACAATGTACTAGGCCCTGAATACAGAATACACGAAGCCATCACAGACGGGCACGGTGATGCTGTGTTTGCTATATTGAAGCCGGGTGTGTTGTTGAGTAGCAAACACGATGTGAACTTGAACTTGGCTGCAGATTTTCCAGGATGGGACGTTTGCAAGATTTGGGATAGTTCAATATGGGCTGCCATGGAAGTGGGCAAGTTTAAGTATGAACAAAGCCCGGGTGCTTGGTATGTACAAGGACAAACACCCACGCCAGAGTTCACAGACTTTGTGAACACTTACTTGACCAAGTGGACTGGCTTTGTTGCTGAGACTGTGTTTGATGTCAACTGCTTGGTGCTAGACGAATCACATGTTATATTCAGTGCATACAACCGAGAAGTGTTTGACTACTGCCGCAAGCACCGAATTGAACCCATCATCAGCGAACTGCGTCACAGTTATTTCTGGGATGGTGGCATTAGTTGTTGCACACAAGACATCCGCAGACACGGCGGCTTGGAAACTTATCTCTAAGGATGCCCGTCCCTATAAAATCTACCAGCAGTATCGTCGGGTCCCAGCACAGGAGTCAATGGCAGTTCTCCTAGCGTTCTAGGCCAGGCCAAGATACTCATTAATCCACTACTACCAAAAATATTATCAGTGTTGCCGGCAAAATTTGCAGGATTATAATTGTTGACTTGAGCCCAATAAAATCTATATCTATCTTCGCTCAACAACAAGTATATCTCTTTAAGGTCATGTGATTCATGTGCTTCATAGTAGATCACAGGGCAATGTTGTTGTATAATTTGTTTGCAACCTTGTAGCACTTGTAATTCGTGTCCTTCCGCATCAATCTTGATAAAGTCCGGTAGGTCCAACCCGGCAGTATCTAAATCAATGGCAGTAACCGGAATTCCTGTGGTGTGGTCAACAACACTGACCGCACCAAAATTGCTGATCTGGTCTGGATCATAATCTGAAATGTAACAAGTTGTTCTGCGATCGCTCACTGCATACTGCCCTAAAAACACATTGTCGAATTCCTCAGTGTTTTTTTCTAACAATGCATAATTTCCTGGATGCGGTTCGAACGCATACACACGGTTGGCCCGTGTGGCAAATGCTGTGGTATGGTATCCTATGTTGGCTCCCACATCATACACCACAGAATCATTGGTTAAAAAACTCAGGATAAAATCAATTTCGCATTGACTGTACTCTCCGTAACGTTCAATGCTGGCACCAATCATTAGATCATTGCTGTGGTACCAAAATTCATTGCAGTATCGAGTTCTTGTAGATTTTATCATGAATACACCGTTACCCCATACAGCATTTCAAAGCGATCAGCATCCTCACGATCGTTGACCATGGGCTCGCCACGTATGTTCAAACTGGTGTTTAGCAACATGGGGCAACCAGTCTCAGCATACCATGCTTCCAACAACTGTCTTATCCCAGATCCATCTCGCCCAACGGTCTGCACCCTACTTGTGCCATCAACATGACATATAGCAGGATAAAGATCAAGCTCACGGCAATGAGCGACTGACTGCATATAACTGTGAGTATGCCAGCCAGATGGCATGTTAAAGTATTCGTCAGCCAGTTCGGCCAAGATGACAGGAGCAAAGGGACGAAATTTTTGTCTACGTTTGATTGCATTTACTTGATCCTTTATTTCTGTTCCCCTTGGGTCCGCGAGTAGGCTCCGATTTCCCAGAGCTCTAGGCCCAAATTCGGTACGCCCACTAGCCACCCCAACAATACGATCGTGAAGTAAACCGCGGACAATATCAGTAACAGGATAAGCGCCAGGGATATTATAACCAAGGTACGCATTATTCCAATGCAGTCTTCGACCATACGCAAGAGCAGCCGCCCCAAGGCTTGACCCAGCATCGCCGGGACAGGGCATAATCCAAATATCATCAAAAAATCTCCCTAGTCGTGTATTGGCCAAACAGTTGAGTGCCACACCACCTTGATACACAAGATTAGTTGACCACTTGAAATCTCTAGCCCTGCGCATGACATTGCCTATCAGGCGTTGTAACATTCGTTGAGCAGCAGCAGCAATGTCCACATGATCCAGGCCGCCCATGAAGGTATCACTGACTCCGGCGTGTAAGTTTTGTTTGAACTCTATGGTGTCAGGATCACTGATCAGCACTGCTTCCATGAGATCATGATAGTGATCGTCACCGTAAGCAGCCATGCCCATGGTGATGTATTCTTCGTCTAGTGGGTGTAGGCCCACACGCTTAGTAATTGCACTATAAAACAAGCCCAGGCTGTGCGGATATCGTTGTCCCCACAGTCTTTTATATCTTGCTCGTCCTTGCTTATCATATTCAGCTCCCCAAATTGTGATTGTGTCCCACTCACCTATGGCATCAATCACAACAACTGTGGCACGATCATAGGGTGATGTTTGAAAACCGCTGGCAGCATGTGACAGATGGTGATTGAAAAATCTGGTTCTTAGATCGGTAGCAGGATGTAGCAGATCTGAGATCTTCTTCTCCCTAGCAATCCTTAGATAATCACCAAGTTCTCTCTGCAGGCACTGTTCCAGTGTCAAGGCTCCCCATTGTATACCTTCGCCACTGTAGAGCCTACGCAGTTGTTTTGCCCAGGGTCTTTCATAGTATGCAATTTCATCAATATCAAACTTGGAGATTTCTTCAATCAAGCCTGCACTAATATGTGCATCGTTTTTGTGTTTGCTGTAGCGTTCACTGTGTCCGGCAAACAGAATATCACCAGAACGATTGATTACTGCGGCTGCGGCGTCATGAAATCCGGCACTAATACCTAGTATATTCATTTGTAGATAAACGGATCACGTTTACGAAGTTCTTTTAACTTCTTACGATAACGAATTTCTAGAGTAATTCTATCCCAAAGTCTGCGTATCCATTTCATCTCAATCTCCTTATTTGTTGTTCAGCATAATCCGAATCACTCCAGTGATATTCATATGTAGCTTCGGCACTACTGGTGCGGATTTTATACACATCTAAATGGCCGGCAAGTTGTTGCCAGATTTGATTGTAATCCATGGTGCCAAATGTTTTTGTTAAATTAACTTGTGCCACTTGCGGATGACCAATTGTAAGACTACGATCTTCTGGATCAAACCCGTTGTTGGTCAACCATGTCTTAAATTCGGCAATTTTCTTTATTTGCCAGTGATACGCACTAGGATCTCTTGCCCATTCAATATCAAAATCTCCAGCAGCTTCAGTTTGATTGCGTAGGCTAGTAGTTGTTAGTTCGTCTACACTGCGTCCCTCATCATTGAATACTTCCCAGTGTGTTTTTCCTACTGCTTTGTTCACTCCTATGTATACTCCGCCCAATTGACGGTTGAGCGTATCTATCCCAAACAGTTCATAATCCTCTGTGTTTAAGTCAAAGCGCGGCGCATTAAGCCAACACATCAGCTGGCTGGGACGGCGCCATTCTGGTGCTTGTATGACCTTGCGCATGCTCAGCACAAGACTTTCGTATTCGTGGCACAACAAATTGAGTTGGCGTATGTGCCAACGAGTGTTGGCATCTGCCTGTGTCCAATAAGGACTCATGTGTCCAGAGTGCCCTTGGAGATCTTCAAAATATCGATGCAGTTGATTCATGCGATCATGGTCAATACCCAAGTTGTCTTGTATGGTTTCTGCTACTGAGAAATGATCGTTGATAGTGTAACCCAAATTAGCAGCATTAATGGCAGCAATGCTGGCGTTGACTTGATCAAGTATGTACTCGGCATCACGCTCACTTTCAGTCCAGCCCAACCAGCAGTAATTCTTTTCCAAGTGTAAATCGTTGCGTATGATGTTGTTTAATGCACCAAGCCATTTACGACTGAGGCTGTTGTCCGTGACATCAATATACAGTGTGAGATTGTCTGCACCGCGTAAGTCTATTTCAATTCTATCAAGCAATGTTGTTCCACCATTCTAGTACCGCAGGACGAGTGGCCAGTATCTCTGCCATTGTAATCTTTTGTGTGCGTATGCTTTCTAATTGTAACACACGAGCTCGGCCTTTTGCAAGACCTTTTGCATATTCTTCAGGCCATTGTTCTTCAAATGTGGCTCGAGTTTTTAACTGAACAAGTATGTCACGCAATGCACCATCCACCTGTGGCACAAGTTCATCTATCCAAGGATCTAATAATGATCTGGGCAATGCCAAAGGACTCATCACAATGTCTGGTGAGAATGCAAATATCACTTTAGCAAGGACTTCGACTCCGTATGCTTGTGCAAGTTGTCTAATGCGTGTAACTTCGAACATTCCGGGCAGAGTGAGCGTAAAGTCAATTCGTACTTGACGTCGGTGACGTCGGACCGCAAGTGCTTTACCAAGATTGTCAAGCCAGCGATCATACTCAAGACCTGTTCTAATGTATTCTCCAATCGGGCCTGTGCCGTCGAGACTTGCACATATCTGCCAATCCCTAATCCTGCTAAGAATATCGTTGAATAGATTGATACCTCGATAATCCACTCTGGACAAGTTTGTATTGTATCTAGCATATACTCGTGGTCCGTCCCCTAATTCAACTATGCGTTTCATGTAACGCCAATGTTGTTCGTACATCAGGGGTTCACCGCCCACCCAGTATATTTCTTCAACACGATGCTGTTCCACTGCCTCAGCAAACTCAGCTTCTATTTGGCTGTCTTGAAATGCACTAATGTTCTTGCGAACTTCAGGCTGCATCCATGAGTTCTTGGGATTTGACCAGTCCGTCATGTTGTGTTGCTTTTGTTCTGTTTCCCATGCACTACTCAACATGTCACCGCATGTACGACATTTAAAATTGCACAAGTTACTGAATCTATAATCCCAACTCACAGGTTGCATTGTGGTACGGCCTGCTGTGTCTGTGGTTTCCCAGATGTCAGGATACTTATGCTTGAACAACTGCCAAAAATATGTACGGTAAACATCCGTGTTTAACAGTCGGTCATTGCATACTTCGCATTCAGGCAAGGTTTTACCGGCCATCATACGACTGCGCACACTCATCATGTGTGGAGAGTTCCAATGTTCATCAAGTGTGATGGGAATGTATTCACCTGTACCCGAGGCTGTGTCTATGTACTGTTCAAAGTTTTGTGCAGGTTCTCTTGACGCACAGCACATACGTCGTTCTGTTTGTGGACTCAAGTAGGTATGCACCCAAGGCGCCATGCACAAGCTCATTCTGCAAACCTCAATACTGGTTCAACTATTGTTTCGTTGCAGAATTTTTTAGTTAGTCTGCGATCAAAAAATCTATCACGATTATGTTGTAACTTTTCTTTTACTATGCGTTGGTCCCAACTGTGTTGATCAAATTGTTTTATGATGTCTACCAAGCAATCAATTCTGACTGTGTAATCAGACTCGTTATCGTAACTTTCATCCCATAGTTCAGGAAATGTTTCAAAGCCCTGGCTACGTAAGTATGCCAGGTTGCCTTGCGTACTGGCCAGCAAGAATGGATGATGTGCTGCAATGGCTTTGTAACTTTTTTCACACAAGAACCAATTGTCATTTGTGGTTAAACTGTACCCAGTGGGAATGTTATCTGCTAGATAAGTTTCTACGCTGACTGTGAAACAAGTTTGATTGATCCAATCAAAGTTCATGTAACGTTGCCAGTTTCCGTTGCCAGTATAGTCATTGGGCAGGAATACTCCTTGACTGCGATAACTATGCAAACTGTCAGCAAGTACTGGTTGAAATTTTTCATACAACACATCTCGGTCAGCACGATTTAAACTGAGTTGCATAAAAAACTTGCGATGGTTAGATGGTGCTGGCACATAATCTTCATAATTAAAATGACTGTAGTTAACTTGATCTAAAATCCAATACCAATAAGGTGTGGCCTGAACTGTTACTCCTGGTATGTGTTGTGGTGCATGTCCGGAAATTAAAAACATACCTTGTCCAGGATATTGTTTAAATGCATCCAACACCCATTGATTACTGACATGTACATAATGTTCATTCTTGGCATCATAAATGACCCGGTGGCCTTGGGCAAGTTTGTTAACAATAGTGTCATGATATGCACCATACATGTCATAATAAAACACAGTATCTTGGTGGTAGTGTTGAGCAGGATTGTATAACTTTTTTAGCAACTCCTCAGGGAACCACCAATTGATCCAATTTGGCGCAATATCTTGTTTATACATGAGCACCAGTTCACGCATTATTGTACTCAATCAAATCAGCAAACTCAGGAGTCACATCTCGCATGTTTTGATTGCGTTTGCGATCCAAGTCAGCAATCTTCATACGCAACATAAACCCATCTGTTGACGCACCAGTGTTCATGAAATCTATAATGCGATCAAACTCCTCACGATACTGTGGTGGCACATTTGCTGTGCGTAAATGTTTGGTAATATCAGCTTTGGCTGTGTCGGGCAGTGTGGCAATACTGAAGTACCATGCATCATGCATCATGTTCCAATACACAAAATTAAAACTTTCTTTATTTTTATCAATCCACTGAGCCACTTGATCTAAGTACCGTACATTGAATACGTTTACTGTGGTGCAAATTTGAAGCACTATGTTTTGGTGGCATTCTTTAAGGTCTCTAAAACGATCTAAATTCAAACAGACTTCTTGCCAATTGGCATTGCTACGTTGATATTCAAATCTCTCACCAATGTCATCAATGCTAAATGCAATTTCAACTGTTTTGAAATGTTTCCAAATTGCTTCTCCCCGGGCAGGATATTGTGTGCCGTTGGTATTGTAGTGTATTTCGACTTGGTGGGCAATGCCACGATCAACAATGCCTTGCAACATGTCAAAGTGTTCATCAATCATGAATGGCTCGCCGCCCGTGAATTCAATATAACGAATGTCTGTCAGTACCGAATTGATCTGCTGCCAGAACTGTGTGTTCTCTCTGGGCCAGGCTCCGGCACGTAACATTTGATATGCGTGGCTGCTTTTTTGTTGTTCGCGTGGTAACTGGTTGATTTCTTCTGTGGCAAACTGACTGCTTGACCATGAGCCGCAAATGCGACATTTCAAGTTGCAGATGTTGCCCAGTTTCAAATCCAAAAACATTAATGGTTTGGCATCTGCTGTCCACTCAGTGTCCGTGATACTGTGCTTGAGTCTATCCAGGGTGTGCATGCGTTTGCTGGTACGGCCACCACGTTCTTCATTCCAACACTTGCGGCATGTTTGTGGACGTTCACCTGCAAGAAATTGCTCACGTAGACTGCGCATGTGATTTGAATTTTGTATATCAGCAAAGTTGGCTGTGTTTAATTCGAACTTGTTGCCGTCATTGTCTAATATTTCGTCATCAGCAAGACAACAAGGGCGCACAGTGCCTATTGGACTGGCTTCTATACTGATCCAGGGCAGTACGCAGAATTTGTCGTGTGGAATATTCAAAGCACCATCTCTCTATTGATTTGTTTAAAAATATCTTGTAACTCAGCAAACTTTGAATGCTGTGGGTTGTAAACATTTTTACTGTCAAAAACATCTTGTGGCCAAGTACCCCAATTCCACATTTTTTGAAAACGGATATTGTCAATTCCTAGTTGGGCACAACGTTCAACAAATAATGGCATTTCTCTGTAATTGTCCAACTGTACAACAAAATCTGCACTTATCTGAGTGGGAAAATTATTTTTATCTACAAACTGTCTGAACCAACGCACATTATCCAACAATAAACTCCATTGGCCATTTACTCTAATTTTTTGATATGTGGCCTCTGTAGCAGCATCAAAACTTATACGCACTTCGTGCGTTGAAGGTAACAATTTTTGTAATAGATCTTGTTTGGATTGCAAATAACTACCATTGGTTTGAATAACGTGCTTGATATTTGTTTTTCCAGTATCTAAAATGTAATTCATTAAAGTCAAGTATGATTCACTGATAAAAAGCTCGCCGCCGCACCATCTTATTGAAATGGGTTGATTCTCAATTTGATCAATCACTAGAGTCTTAATTTTGTCAACAATATTGTCATTTATTTTTCGTATCACATGATGTTTGTTATTGTTGATTAATTCAGTCCTGCAACTGGGGCATTTAAAATTGCATGTGTAATCAAAATCAAAAATAAGATCACTAGGTATTGCAGTAACTTGTAGTTGATCATCTATACTATCTGGCAGTGCAACCAATGATTGATCATCATCAGGCTGTGTGTTATACAATTCAGAAGGTATGTTTTTAAAAAAATTGCAAATTTGATTGTTGCAATAAAAATATCTATTGTTAACAATTTCGTTTCTAATTTTTAAAGCTGTTTCAGAATTAAGTGCTTCGTAAATATTGTTTATTTTTTGAATATTGCCAACAAATTTAGGTATCCAACTTGGGCTAATGCATATAAAAATTTCTCCATTGGCGTTGATTCCCAGCGTGTTCCAGGGAACACTACACCTCTGATTTATGCTTATCTTTTTATCAAAAAAAATCTGATTTTGTCGCTGTTGATTGGATGCAGCTAATTCAGTTCCTGGCAATGTTAATTCTTGATATGTTTGAGTCATCATGTTCACAAATTTATCAACTTCTTTTTGAATACCATTATTAGTTATATGTTGTTGGTCAATAATGCTCTGATAACTGGGCCAATCAGGTCCAGCAAAAGTTTGATAATCTTTGAGGCCGATAATTTTACTAAGATCTGTCATACAAGGGCCTGTAATTCTGGGATTACGTCTAAACAATTTTCACCACGAATTTTGTCAAGTTCATGTGTTTTGCGCCAAAATGTGTCTAATAGATTTGTGTTGTCTGAAGCCATCATGAACTTGATTGCACTTTCAAATCCAATTGTGGCACGTTGTAAATGATCTTGTTCACGCAACCATGAAATGTGACCGAGAAATTTAGTGGCCAAACGTTCTTTATATTCCGCAGGTGCAATATCTATTCTATAATGAGGCGGATCTTGTAATATGTTTATGTTGATGTCCTGCGGGTTAAGAAGACCTTTTTCTACCCAATCTCGATGAAAGTCAGGAAGAGACCAAGCATTCATAATACTCAACGTAGGGCTAACATAAAAGTCCACCTTAGGACAAATTCTCATCATGTCTCGACGATTTTGTTCAATCACTGCCCAATCTGTGCCCTTACGTATGTACTCTGCTCGAGCGCCCGAATCATCAAGACTGGCACCTATGCTGACACTATCAAACAATTTCCAGTATTCAAATACTGAACGATCTTTGAGACGAGTATGTGTAAAGTTGGTATTGTAGACCAACCTAACATCAAATTTTTCTCTACGAACCAGCTCGTCAAGTATGCGATAATGCTCGTCCATCAGCAGTGGTTCGCCGCCAGCAAAATATATTGCCTCTACATGATCAATGTGTTCTACCAGTTGTTCCCATGCATCAGTTTCAAATCTTCCAGCATAGTTTAATACTTGGTTGTTCTTTTTCCATTCTGGTCCAGATAATTTAGCTTGATCTTGATACCAACTAGAACTAAAAATATGCCCGCAACTTCTACAACTTAAATTGCATAAATTACTGAATCGAATGTCCCAATAAGTCAATTCAAATGAGTCAAGGCTACCATCTGGTTGAGTTTGTTTTACTCGATTGATATGATGCCCGTGATGTTTGTTTGCACTTTGTCTACCACTGAGAAATCCTGAAGCTTCTTGCTCGTAACACCGCATGCATGCATCAACTGATTCTTCATTTAGCATTTGCTGGCGCATTTCTTTCATTGGCTTGTCATTCCAAATTTCTTTTATAGTTTTTTGTCGTAAATTGCCAATGGGGTATTTCATATCAGCCTGACAACAAGGATATGCTGGTCCAGTTGGGTAAGCATGTAAGTGTACCCAAGGATACATACAAAACGTAGAACTTTTGGTCAACAAAAACTGTTCTGTTTCTGTTAGATCCTCCATTGAGATCTCAACTGGCACAGCCGAATTGTATCTATAATTACGTTTGAATTTATTTTTGCCTGTTATTGTTTTTTTTAATATTTCTTCACTGTAAACAATAATATTGATGAGATTTTCATCGTAGGACAAAGTTTTATATGATTTTTCATATGCTTGGGCTATTGTGACATCTGTTGTGAGAAGAATTACAAAATAGTTGCTGATGTCAACGTCATTGAGTTGTCGTTGAAGTTGCATCAACAAAGCTCCAGCATCAGCATCAGCATCTTGACCTTTATAGATATCGCCTCGGGCCAAAGTAAGAATTATTCTTTCATTGTTTTCATAGAAAGATTTATACACTTCAGAAAGTACTTTTTGCAACCAAAATTCTTGTTGAAAAACATCAAGATCATGCCATGGATCAAGATCTATCACTGACACAATATTGTATTGTTGAGAAAGTTCGGCTATTTTGTTTTGTAAATTCATAATGTATGATACCATTCACTTAGTTCGGGAAAACTTTTGTCAAAGTTCTTGCCGCGGCGTTCGTCGTATTGTGTATAGAACTGTTGAAAATCATTCAACAACTTGGGCATTTCGAATGCTTCTGAATGCGGAGTTTTTACCACATCAAGATAATCAATCAGTCGTTGTACATGATTGATTTCGTGTTCGTGCAAACAGGGATTTGATTGATTGTGGAACAACCATGCTTGTAATTGCAGTCGATAACGATTGCGTATATCTTCGGGCAATACAAGAGCACTTTGGAAACTGGGGAAGCGCAAAATATTTAGTGTAAAATTAACACGGTCTCTTCCGTAATGTTGTTTCAACGATAATAGCATATTCAAGTTGTCAACCAAGGTGGTCAAACACAATGCATTGATTGTGCCCATGACATGGATTTTGTTGACCAACTGGCCTTCCAACAGATACAACATGTTGTTGAACCACTGATTGTAGTCCAATCCATCGCGAATGTATTCAGCTTGTTTCCACGTGGCTTCCATACTGGTATACAGTTCAACTTCGGGCAGTGTGCGTATGGCCGTGCCAAACTTCATCATGGTTTCTAGGTCAATTCCAAGATTTGAATTGATGGCCAGCCGTGTTGTACTGCGTCCTTGATTTTGTTTGAACCACTCAATCAGCTTCCAGGTATATCCTGACATTAGCGGCTCACCGCCGGTTATTCTGAGTTCTTGCAGTGTTCGGTGGAGGTCCGATTCCCACCAGTCAAAGAAGGCTTCCACGTAAGGATTAGCTTCACCGAATTTATAAAGTTGAGCACTATCATGAGTGTGAGTAAAATGGTTCCTACCATCGCTAACCAACCCGTTGTAGGGTCCATGCTTGCGTATATCATTGACCCAAGTGGAACTAAAAGCAGGATTGCAATAAGAACAAGCAAATTGACAAGTGCGGTCGAAACTAATTTCCAGTGTTCTAAGATTAACGTCATCTTGGACGGGGGTGTTAACTGCTTCATGTAGTGCCTCTATGGGATAAATTTTTGATTTGTACACACGGTCGCTTACTGCGTTGGTGTCCATGTCTTCAATCTTCCAGCAGTATTCACAGCCTGCAGGACGTTCACCAGCCAACATCTTGCGCCGGTCTTCTTTCTTCTGATCAGAATTGTGCAGCAGCCTAGAGTTGTTATTGACTTTATCAATGTCAATCAAATGAGCTGGCGGGTGATGGCAACTTGTGGTCTGCCCACTTCCTAACCAAATGGTAGCATTGTACCATTTCGCTGC